AGGCACCGTACAAAAGAGCTGAATCGTAGTTATCCCCTAACCATGTATTAGTAGCAGTAACAATAGATTCTGGGTAATAAAAATAATAAAGTTCTACGGTATATCCAGTATCAGGTGTGGGGCCAACTATAAATGTATCTTTATCAAAAAGAGCGTAGTGTGTGGGTCTTCCTGTGGCAGTGGGATCAGGGAAAGCTTCTCTAATAAAATTTACGTCTTTATTCATGAGATAATGATAAATTCCAGAACCGTCTACGACAGCTAGTGAAAAATTAGACAACCAATCAGTAGGAGTTTGTAAATATCTATTATTCTGAGTTACGTTTCCTGTAACAGATTTTCTTAAACTTAGTATTTGCACAGAGTTGTATATTTTTTGTTCAGCTAAATCTATAAATCTGTTTATTTGCTCTGTGCTAGTGTTTGTTGTAGCTCCTCCTAAAGAGTCAGTAAACTCCGTATCTGGAAAGTCATTTTCACAAAAACTTTTTATTGTTTCAAATAATTCAGTGTAATTCACTTATAACTCCTAACTTGTAGTGACAGTGACAGTTCCCACACCGCCAGTGCCTACTAAATCATTTATATCATCTAAATTAAACGAATCACTTAAACCCACGGGATTAAATCCAAATTGATAATTTCTAGCATCTGATTCTGCAAATCTTGATAAATCAGGTCTGGGGTTTCTTATGGCTTGTGGGTCTTCTACGGGATACAGACCTAATCTGTTCTGCGGATGGTCTTTCTCAAAACATGGAGGACATACAAAGATGTTTGTATGTTTACCTCTTATTACTAGAGGTTTAAGTTCCTTGAGTTTATACCTAAATCCACATCTATCACATTCGGCAATAGTATGTTTTCCAGCGGCATAACGATTTCCCATTTAACCTCCTAAATAAAATTCTCTAGGGACAAATCTAACTGCTGCCTTTTCTCTATCTTCTCCAGATGCAAACAACCATTGTTCTTCGTACGACATCTTTAACATCTCAATCCTCGGAGTTGCTTCTGGTATCTTTAAAGATAAGTAGTACGCTAAACCAGCTACCATACATGGAATCAACCTAAACGGTATGTCTTGAGTTTCTACGCCGTTCCCTGCGTCTTGAATCCTCCTCATTCTCCAATATACAAATGTATATGTGGTAGCCGAATCTGGTACAGGCCACAAATGTATCCGAGGACTTTCGACTCCTGTAGGTGTAGTCGCTCCCGATCTTCTATCCACCCAAACTTGCACAGGTCTTCCTGTGTTGTTTTTACTTGGGATAGAAGCATAAGTGCTAACAGATATTCTGCTAATTGATAAATCTTGTTGAGTTGTGCCTGACCCCGTTCTAATAACGTGGTCTAGTAAATCTATTGTGTCAAGAGGTAGATCATATTCTGAAGTTCCAGAGGTGAGTGCAACAGACCCCTCTTCTATAGTCCATAAATTGACCCCTCTATTTGCCCACTCAATAGTTAATAAATTTAAAGAGCGTCTTGCAGTAGATAAGTCGTAACCTGTGCGTAACTCAGTGCCACACCTAGAATATGCTTCTTCTATCAAATCTATTAAGTTTGGGTTAAAATTAGTAGTTCCGGTTGTAGTCATTTTGCTTTCACACTGTTAATATATTTTCTGTAAACTCCAGCAGCAGATTTTTTACCCATAACTCTAGCTCTTTGTTCCATAGCTATAGCAGCTTGAATTTTGTGGGCTTTTGACCTACCACTATTTCTTATTTTACTTACGCTTTTTACCGCATCCTCTCTAGTAGCAAACTTCAACCCTTTTATTGTACCCTTTGGGTTTTCGTCCGTATAGAGGTCAGAGTGTTTTTTAGACCTTGCGGGTTGACCTTTTTTTCTTGGTATTCTTGGATTTGAGGATCGTTTTAACATTTGTTGGTTTGCCTCCCGGATTCCCTGCTGCTCGTTTTCTTTGAACAGCAGATTTACGTTGTGCCGCAGTCATAGATTTAGCTTTTGCTCTTGGTACACATTTTGGATAAGCACGTTTGCTATCTCCTTTTGCAGACTTACGCCCACAGGCTTGGTATTTACCCTTTTTCTTTGGGGCACCTATATCTACCCAATCTCCTTTTGGGCCTTTACCAAACCACTCTTTAAGAGACATTATCTATACCCCCCACCCCTTTTCTTATACTCACGCACTATGTAGCCTGATGCATAAGCACTTGGAAAAACCTTAAATTTACGCTTAGCTTCAGCTTTTACACGAGCATATAAAGATGGGTTAGTGGGTTTTGCTCCCGCTTTTTTCTTAGAAGTTTTTTTCTTTTTAGCAGCCATTATTTAACCTTTCCACCTCTAGCCATCTTCTTCATAACAGCACCGCCTTTGGACATCTTAACAGCACCACCTTTAGCCATCTTCTTCATAACGGCTCCGCCCTTGGACATTTTTGTCATAACAGCACCGCCCTTGGACATTTTGACTGCTCCTCCTTTAGACATCTTAACTGCTCCACCTTTGGACATCTTTACAGAGTTACCTTTAGCCATTTTCTTTCTCATCGTAGTTCCTTTCCGTTGTCTAAGTAATGCGAAATCTTTTTTAGTTATTTTACCATCACCATCAGCATCTAGTTTTTTTCTATTGCCAGTAGCAATGTTACTTTTTTTCTTTTCCTTTTTGTTTCCTTTTAGTTGTTTTGACATCTGACTTCTCGAGATCGACATTTTCATCTCCTCTATAAAGATTGTTGAATGTTACGTCCGGATCCATGTATGAATCATCTTGTTCCGCACAATGTGTAAATTGTGTTGGTCTAAAATCAGGAGCACCTTCACCTGTGACCCAAAGAGCAGGAGAAGTAACTCTGACTCTATTGTTAGGTAAAGCGACCATGTTACCCTTCCATTTTCCGTCTGTCAGCACCATAACGTGACTCTGCTTGTGTTGGGCTGGACAGTCTGCGATTTCGCTTTCGGTGTAGTCCACAGTGAAGAGATATCTCGCTGTATGAAATTCCCCTGCAATTTTTGCAAGCCATGGGCTAGGTTTACACCTGTCAAGGGACACAATTGAGTGGTGGTGCGATGGGCAGTCCCACGGTTGTGCGAGGTGTGTTTCCATTCTTTCAGGCCATTCATCCATTGGGATGTCCCTACACAAGGCTGTGAGAGGCATCCTTGCCCACATGGCACCTCCGTGCGGATTACTTTCGCCTTCCTCTTCTTCACATCCTGTAAATATGATTTGGAAACTGAGGCATCTGTCGGGCATTGTCGTGACAGCAATCGCCAATCCGTGTATAAACTCCCCGTGATATTTTTGATGTCCATGTGTAAATTCTTTTCTAATCCAAACTTTCGTATACGGTATGTTACTTATTAAGTACGCCACGAATTATTCTCCCTTTTGTTTTTCCTTTTTTAGCAATTCCATCTCTGGGTTTACTTCTAATTAAACCTCCCTTTCTAGCTTTTTTGATACGTTTTCTTAGTGGGACTTCCCCTTTATCTTCATAGAAATCTGTCTCTATGCCTCCTTTTAAGCCCTTCTTTTTGGCTTTCTTTGTTTCTTCTTTAATCATTTCTTTTAATGCTTTTGCTCCTTCATTGGGATCAAAAGACACTCTTGTTTTCTTTGTATTATCCTTATCATCACTAAATACTTTTCTTATTAACTCATCAGCTCCAGCTCCTGCAACAGCAGCAGTGCCATACAGACCAGCCTTTTTTAACAGTGGTACAAGAGTAGGTGCAAGAGCAACTTGGATTGGTTTTTTCTCGTTCTTAGCCATTAGACCATTCGACCTTTCGTCTTGCCTTTTTTAATAATACCATCAGCACGGCTAGAAGCATTTGATGCTACCTTTTTCTTTTTAACACCACCAGCAGCTCCGCCTTTTGATTGCACGTAACCACCTTTTTTCATGAATAAAGGATTACCACCTTTCTTCTTTTGCTCAGTTTTAACATTTGTAGTGCCTTTAACCTTATCTGAATCATCTTTTGCAGTTGATTGCACACTAGGCATAGAAACATCTTTTTTAACTTTTGATGGTTTAGGTGCGTCTTGATAACTGGACGAGGCTTTTGAATAATCAGATGAGGCACCTATATTTTTAGATTTTCTACTAGCCTCTACCTCATCTCTTGTTCTAGTAGAAAACATTTTGCCACTGCCTTTTGGAAACTCAAAAGTTTTGCTCCCTCCATCTTTTGCTTCTCTAAATGCTTCCTTAAAAGATTTGTTCTTTTTAGGAGTGTTATCTTTTTTGTCCTTTTTGTTAACATCGTCATTAACATTTTTAGTGCTTTTATTACCGAAATAGCTACTCATTTTATTTACCCCAAAAAAATTGTTGCACCATAATTATAAAAGCAGTTACAGCACTACCTGCACCTGCTGCCCACATC